AGTGATACGTCAATCTGTTTGGGATTGGTACACATCAACTGCAGACACAAGACTTCACAATGATTCACAACAGTTAATTGTTTTTACAAGATGGCATGAAGAAGACTTGATTGGAATGTTAGAATCAAACAAGTCAGAAGAAGTTGTTGAAATAACTTCACTTAAAGAAATTGAAAAGATTGATTCTTCATCATGGGTAAAGATAAACTTTGAAGCATTGAAGGTTTCAGAACCAACAGAAATTGACAACAGGAAAAAAGGTCAATCATTATGGGAAAAGAAACATAGTGCAAAGAAACTTGAAGGTTCAAAAGGATTAGATTCAGAAAACTTTGAATGTCTTTTTCAAGGGAATCCAGAATCAAGTGCAGGAAAATTGTATTCACCATTCAAGACTTATGACAATTTACCACCATTAAGAGAAAAAAAGAACTACACTGATACTGCAGACAAAGGTGAAGACTTTTTGTTTTCTTGTGATTATGGTCTTCCATTAGATACAGAAGACACAAACATTTATATCATAGATTGTCTTTACACAGACAAACCAATGGAGTACACAGAAAAATGGACTGCATCACAATTGAAAAGAAATGCAATTGGTCTTGCTGAAATAGAATCAAACAATGGTGGACGTGGTTTTGCACGTGCAGTTCAGAAACTTGTTCCACCAAATATTGTAGTTCAAGACTTCACACAGTCAGGAAATAAAGAATCAAGAATCTTGACAAACAAAGCTGCAGTAAATTCAAGAATCATTTTTCCTTCAGGATGGGAAACAAGATTTCCAGACCTTTATAAACATTTAACAGGATTCAAAAAGGTATTCAAAGCCAACAAACAAGATGGTGGTCCAGATGTTTTGACAGGAATAATTGAACGAAATGACGGGAATGATTTTTGGGTGATATAAAAAAACATGAAAAAAGTTTGTTTATTATTAAATAATTATTTATACATTTGTTGACAATTACATCTGAAATCACATAAATTGTAATTGATGCCAAATTTAAAAGCAGGTTGGAAAGCATTTTGGGGTGGTAACAGTCCATTTGAAAAATGGGGTTCTGACATATTTTATCAACAATTCGGATTCAACTTTGGAAGTCAAAACATTGAACAGTCTTTGTCCAAAGGTTATCAATCAAACACATACGTTTATTTAATTATTGATAGAATTGCACAAACAGGTGCAGGTCTTCCAAAAATTATTGAAGCAATACAACCAAACGGTGACATTGAAATTGTTGATGAAAACAATTCAAAGTATTCAGAATATTATAATTTTGTAAACAAGCCAAATCCACAAACAAACTATAAAAGTTTTAAATATCAGTCACTTGTTTATCAGTTAGCAACAGGAAATGTCATGCAGTTAGGTGTTCAACCAGTTGGTTTTCCAATTGAACAAGCATGGAATTTGCAACCACAACACATGACTGCAGACGTGAAAGACTTGGTGACTGGTCCTGAAGTACTGAAATACTACTATTCACCAAACGGTGGGAATTGGACAATCGAACCTGACAAGATTATGCACTTAAAAAAGTTCAATCCAAATCCAATTGGAAGTGATGGTTGGCTTGGAATGTCACCACTTCAAGCAGCATTCAGAACACTTGCAACTTCAAATGAAACAATGACTGCAGCAGCTTCACTTATTTCAAACAAAGGAAGTGCAGGAATGTTAACATCAAGAAGTGACAGACCATTGACAACAGGTGAAAAAGACATGATGGACGAAGCATTGAAAGGAAGAATTGGTGGTTCAGAAAACTTTGGAAAAATCAATGTAACGTCAGGAAACTTTGATTTTATTAAAATGGCTATGTCACCACAAGACCTTCAATTAATTCAAATGAATGTTTTGACACTTCGTGATTTGTGTTCAATTTATGGTGCAAAGTCACGAATGTTTAATGATCCACAAGGTGCATCATTCAATAATAATAAGCAAGACACAAAAGACTTTTATGTTAATGCAGTAATTCCACCAACTGAAAATGACTTGGAACATTGGAATGCATATTACAATCCATCATGGAATAAAAAGTTTGGTGTGAAGTTTCGTGTTCGTTTAGATAAATCTAAAATTGAAGCACTACAAGAAGACCAAGACAAAGAAATTGAAAAGTCAAGAAAGCGTTCAGAAATACAAAGAAATATATTGATAGGAATTGGAAAGTCTTGGACAGAAGAAAGTGCAATTGCACAAATGATGGATGTACTTTCAATGACTGAAGAAGAAGCAAAAGAAATTGTTGGACAAAGACCAAACATTCAAATACCACAATAAAATGAAAGTTAAAAATATCATAAGAAAAACAGTTGACCAGAAACTTGTAACACACTTTGGTGTGAAGATAGCAACTGGAATGAATAAGTCAGTCAAAGAAATTGATTCAGAAAATAGAACTGTTAAATTCATTGCAAACACTTACTTCTTTATTGATTCAGATGTTGACATGTTGATTCCTGGATGTGCAAAGAAGTCAATTTCAGACAGAGGACCACAATCAAATGCAACTGCAAAAATCAAACATCAATCAGACCATGTGTTGAACACAAAAAATGTTGTTGGAAGATTAACAGTTTTAGATGAAAGAAAGATTGACAACCTTGAAGTGATGTATTGTGAAAGTCACATTCCTACAACAACAAAAGGAAATGATGATTTGATTAATTATCAGGAAGACATTTATGACAACCATTCAATTGGTTTCAGATATAGAAACTTAATACTTGCAGAAAAAGATTCAGAGAATGAACTTTCACGTGATGCATGGAATGAATACTATCCACTTGCAATCAATCCTGAAAAAGCAGATGAATTTGGTTTCTTTTTTGTGGTTAAGGAAATAGAACTTTTTGAAATTTCAGTTGTGTCATTTGGTGCAAATGAATTAACTGCAAACCTAACTGGAAAGTCTAAAGATAAAAATGAAAACATTGTCAATGATATATTGAAAAGAATTGACAATTTAAACGAGCAACTTAAATCAAACGTGGAAACAAAGTCAGACAGAACGCAAATAAATCTGGAATGTCTTCAGTTGAAGCAAATAATCACCGAACTAAAATTGGAAAAGCCGTCAAAAAAATCAACAAATGAAATTAATTTGCCTGATAATAATGACACTTTAGATGATGATGGTTCAAAAAAATCACTGTTAAAAGTGTTATCAAAAACAAAGTAAATTAATCTAAGTAAAACCAGAAAGCAAAACATAAGTCTTTCACAAATTAAAATATTATGCCAGATAATAATTTTTTACTTGACATCAAAGGAAATAAATTTGAAATCAAGAATTCATCTGAACTTGAAAAGATGACAAATGAAGAAGTTGAAAAATACACAACTGATTTATTCGAAGCACAAACAAAAGCAATGTTAAAAGCACAAGCAGATATGAAAGAAGCAGGTGAAAACAATGCAGACATGTTAAAAACAATAAATGAATTGAAAGATTCACAATTCAAGACAATGGAAACAATATTAAAAAATCAAGGTCTTGAAATTGAATCATTGAAAATGGGTTCTTTACAGTTACCAAAAAATGCATCAGCACAGGTTGGTGAATGGTTAACAAAGAATCATGAAGAATTGAAAAACATTGCTGCAAAAGGTTCAGGAATTATTGAATTAAACTTGAAAGCAGTTGGACCAATTACAACTGGTTCTGCAACAAATCCTGATGGATTGCCTGAAATGTTAGGTGTTCAAACTGCACCACCTTCAAATGTAAACTTGAAAGACAGTATTGTTGAAGGATTAGTGTCAAACATTACAACTTCACAACCTGTTTATGCATATACAGAAACTACGCCAAAAGATGGTGATTTTAGTTTTGTTGCTGAAGGTACAATCAAACCACAAGTTGATTTCAAAATTGAAACAAGATATGCTGAACCAGTTAAATGTGCAGCTTATGAAGTTTTGACAACTGAATCTGTTCAGGATATTCCAGGACTTCAATCAATAGCTAATGACTTTTTAAGAAAGAAGCATTCATTGAAAAAACAAAATGGAATTCTTTTTGGTGATGGTATTTCACCAAATCCAAAAGGTGCAACAGTTTATGGTAGAACATTTGTTGCAGGTGCAATGGCGTTACAAGTAGCAAATCCAAACATTATGGATGTGATTAATGCTTGTATAACTGATATTTACACAACACATAATTACCAAGATGAAACACCATATCTTGCTAACTTAGTGATGATGAATCCAGTTGACTTTTATATTCAACTTGTATCTGCAAAAGATGACAATGGTCTTCCTTTGTTTCCACAAGCAGGTTTGTTCAATCGTGTGTCAATCGGTGGTGTGACAATTATACCATTTGAAGACATACCAGTTGGAAAAATCTTTGTTGCAGATTTATCAAAATACAATGTGACAAACTATATTGGTTATACAGTGAAAATTGGATGGATCAATGACCAGTTTA